GTGGGGACACAAGAGGAGAATATGGATATAAACCAACATAACCTAAGCAATGGTTATAAACACCGGAAGTGGGATTACCAAGAGGGTAATAAGGGAAAGCCGATGTATAGGGAACATGGAGAATTGCTTCTGTAGTATTGTTAATATCTATTTCAACATGGGGAAGCTGAGTAACCGTAGTTTTGTTTGCACGTCTACGTATCAATTCATAGCTAGTGTTTCCCAAATCAGTCTGGGAACTACCGCCTATCGGGATCCAAAATAAAATGTATCGTCCTTGCTGGAAGCGATTTCCGTTGATTTGGAGACGGAAAACTTGAGTAGCACGAATACCTAAATGACCTTTAACTTTCTGAGCAAATATATCAATAGCTAGGAAATCGGAGAAAACTTGCATCATAGAGAAGGTTGTTGAGGTATCCGATGTGGAAATCACACCAGTTTGAACGGGATAGGGTTTTGAGAGGAAATCGGAAATATCCTGACGTATGCCGGTGTCAGGAGAAGAAAGTAGGTCGAGGTGGATAGGAACATAAGGCATCTTGGCAACCTCAACGCTGCCGTCATTAGTAATTTGAGTAGTTGTATGGTCAATAGCTGCGGCATCAGCAGCAGAAGCTTCGGAAACTTCTGTAGTAAAAAGGGGGTTATCATTTTCAGGAATCCAGTAATTTTCGTAACAATTGGATCAGACAGTCACGAGGTTCTCGAGTGGCCTAGATATCGGTAGGACTGCTACCATCCCATCTTGGCGGTAAATGTAAATACATAAGGATTTTAACACTGCACGCATTGCACTAAATATTGAAGCTCGAGAATATTTGTATTCAATAGTGAAGATCGAAACAGCGAGTTTAAAGACAATTTGAGAAGTTTTGTTCTTCCCTGCAGAAGGGCAGGACCCTGCGTTTTAACGCCCGCGACGGCGAGGGGAGATTTAATATTCATACTCCAAATTAACTACTTGATGGAGCAAGAGTAGTCTATTCGAAGTTTTAATAGGAATGTTATGGGAACGGGCGGCGTGTATAATCTTTGGGGCCCACTCATTAAAAGTAAGTTCATCGTGTAGAGATAACTCTCGGAG